AGGCTTTTTACCACGGTATCCACGGGAGTTCCGGCTCCCCAGGGTGGATTCAGTTCGCTGTGACTCCGGTCACGTGCGTGTAGCGCTTCCGGGCGTTACTACCGTCGCTCAAGCCCCGGCTTGATGGTCCGTCGACCAAGAAGACATCCCCGAACTTTCTATAGTCTTTTGTTCATTTTTGAAATCTGGAGATTACGATGTTACCGACCGATAGAAATTTTTACGACGCTCGCTTTGACGCGTATGGCGACGCGGTTAGCAAGCAGTTGACCGAGATGTACCCTGAGAGCTCTGCTTTAATCAAGGACGCGCTTGGCGCGTTAGATAGTCGCGTGATCGAGTTTTTGATTAACACGCCGATTCCGGGCTACAGTATGATCCCAGATGCGTTGATTCCGGAGAAGGAGTCCGCGCTCGTATCTTCCGTTGATGCTGTTCGCAACCTCATCGATATTCAACTCGCAGCCGTGGGAGTGACGGTGGACGACGCAAGTGATGCTTTGGTCGTAACCGATCTAGACCTCGCTGCGCGGCTGCACGCCGTCTTGAACTCAGACCAACCCTTTGCGTGCGAGACCGAGCGTACTCGGATGGTCATGGCCATGCTTGACGCGCGTTCAACTCTCGACTCACATGTCCCTGAGTATCGCGAAGATCGAGACCCAGGGGCTCCCTTCTCTCGAATTATTCTTGGTCGGTGATTGATCATTTCGTTTTCATCTTTAATAAAGGAACTTAACATGTCTAACTCTCAGCAACTCTCATATGCCGTGTCCAACTCTGGAATTCGGATCATCGGGTGCAACAATCATCACAAGTTGGAGTACCGCGGTGTGAAAGTGTCAATTGTGACCTCCACCGATCTGCATAAAACCATGGTTGACCCTCGATTCCTGGACTCCGTCACTGGGTTCTTTACGTCGGACAAGGCGTCTTCTTACGTCTCTGAGTTCGAGGATCGCTCCGGTGCTTTCTTTATTCGCGCTGAAATGGGTTCTCGTTGTGTTTTCCTTCTCGGGATGTTGAGCAACGGTGCTCTTCGTATGTCTCGTGTCGATGAAGATCACCTCGTATCAGATGCTGTTGTCGGGGTCGCGGTCCACGCCCTCTCACTCACTCCGGATGTTGCCCTCATCGACGTCGCGCCTTTCGGCGCCCCTACCGCCAATCTGTAGTCAACTTAATCATCTCTACCTATTAGGAGAACGCTATGCTTCGAATTATACCACGTGACGGCGACATCAAGACGATCTCACAACTCGCCGGTCGTGCGGGGCTCAAACTTGAGTCTCCTACTACCATCCGCGAGCTCATCTTGCTCATCCAAGAGGAGAGCAACTTGATCGTCATGCTTGATTCGATCACGCTCATGATCCTGACTCGCTCTACTGATCAATTCTTGCTCGACGCTCCCCATGTCATCATGGGCGTCCCAGGGCTGGTGTACACCGGCGAGTGGAGCTCAATCGCCGCCCGGCTTCCTACTATTGATTTTCTCCAGCTCGAAGAGGAGCTCAAAAAGAGTGGTCACACCCTCCACTCTAAAGAAAGCCTCTCTCGGCACGACAAGGGGAGTGGCGCCCTCGAGGAACTTGCGTATCACGAAGATCCGCAGGTTCCTGAGAGTGAGGACTTTGAAGGAGACGTTTAATGAGCAAGCTCGATCCCTCTCTCTGTTATAAGTGGAGCGAGCCCGATAGTGCGCTCGTCTCCGCTCTTGTCAGGGGCGATAAGGCGAAGCGCGCGCTCTTGCGGGCATATATGGATCGCCCATTGGAGGTCCTTCCTGGGATCATGTCGACAGATCGAGAGTTCCTAACCTTCAAGGATCTCTTATCCAAAGAAGCGACAAGGCTGATCCATGAGAATGTGGACGACGATGGACGCGCCTTCGGCACCGGAGTCACCTCCAATTTCCTTGGTCTGCGTCACATATCCGGTTTTGGGATGCTCCCTGCTACTTACCCTGTCGCGAACAACTCCTTGCTCCGCAAGGAGAAGGGGCTATCGAACGGGATCACGAAACCTTGGCACCGTTGGCTTCTCCACGCACTCGTGCGCGAATACTTCGGGGATCTCACCCCTGCTAAGCTTCCTATCCGGGAAGGGACAAGCACGGGCTTCGATCTTTTTGCGAACGACATGCCCACGAAGGTCCAGATGGCGCATGACGCCTTGAGAGACGCCCAAAAGGCAGGTTCCCTCATGGCTAAAGGTGACTTCAAGACGGCATGGCTCTCGCTGGGACTTGGGGGAGGCTCTTACGCTGTGTATCGCGATCAACCCTCTGACAAGGTAACGTACGATCCGCAGACTGGTCTCTACATACCAAACCCGAGGTACGTCGCGTCTTTGGAGTACGCGATCACTTCTGGGCAGCGAGGGGCAATCTTCACCGCCGATAAAGAGATAGGTAAGGTGGATTTCACCGTTCCGAAGGGATTCTTTCGTATGAGACGGAGGACCGCATACGCGGCTCCAGCCAAGCTGAACTATGCTCTGGGTCCTGTCGCCTCTTCTGTTCGTGAGAACATTTATACCAAGTTCCCGTTCACTTATCACCATAGGACAAGGGAGGACACTGAGCATGATCTCCGTGAATGGGCCTTCATCATTATGGCCGACGTTACTCAACATGATCAGTTCTGGCCTGCTTTCATCCTGGATGAGGTGACTGATGTGTTACGCGAGATGGGATTTGCCGAATGGTGGATCCAGCTTTACCGCGTGAAGAGCAAGCTTCCCATCTACGTTACCGGCGTAGGACCCGATCTTCCCAACGGTTTAATCGGGGATCCTTTCGCTCCAAACATTGAGATGGGTTTGCAGAGCGGGACTGTCTTTACGGATATCGAGGGATCTCTGCTCATGACATGGGTTTATCTCATAATCCAACTCGAGCACACGGCTCCTCATCTCATCCCGAAGACTGACAATCCCGGGCTGACCCAGGCTTTTGTCTCCTCATATCTCAGAGGTGAGCTTCCAATTTGCCTCAAGGACAAGTCAGACGATGGCGCACTTGGCTGGAGAGATCCTGCCATGATTCCTGCGGCACGCGTCTTGATGGAGAAAATGAAAGCCGGAGAGCAAGTCTCACCATACATGCTCGTTTCTTTCGAGCATGGTGGGGCGTACCTTGGGTCCATCCTCCTCTACCCGAGGGATGGGGATCCTAAAGGTGTCACACTCATTGGTAACGTAGTTAACCTACTAGTTAACCAATTCTCCCCAGAGTATGGCGTTCAATCGAGAGTGAAGGACAGATCTCGAGTGAAGCGACCGTTCCCTGGTCTGGGCTGGGAAAGCATCCCTCAAAACTATGGGACTGCCCCCGCATTTGGTGAAGCCATGTCTATCGTTGAATCGACGTGGCGCAAGGTGTATGGGTTTTCATATGCCGGATACCGCGAGAAGCTCCTCCAGCACGACAAACTCGCCCTCATGGATTTTGTTCGTGCTAGAGAACGCGAGATGGGGACTCTGAGTCTTACCCCCATCGATCTTGAAGTTCTGGATAATCCAGACAAACTGGCGTATAAGTATATGCCATCCGATGTCTCGCCTCAAATTTTTGACCTTCTTTTCAAAGGGTTAGGACTTGACGCGACGGCCCCGTACCTCTCAACAGTCACTGGAGTAAAGTATGTCTGAAGACAACATCGAACAACCGGTCGCGCAGACGCGTTCTCGCAAAACGCCTCTCGTCGCTTCCGCAAAACAGCAAACGTCCGCCGATAACCTTCGAGTTGTGAAGGTTCGTCTCGGTGACGCTTTTTATGCCGTCGACCTCGCGTATCAGGATAGCCTGTACAAGACTTACCCGAGCGCTGAGCTGTTCCTGAAATGGCGTGCTGAAAACCGCTCGAAGTACGCTCTCACCGGCGCCGCCTCGTTCCTTCATCCTTCGATGTTTGGGTTCCTCGCTGACACGGGGACCTCTCCTCTCAGCATCGAGCGTAAGCAAGGAAGCGTTGAGTGGCCTGCCGCTGATATCCACTCTGGCGTTCTCGTCGTCATCGGTGAAACCGGTGCTGGGAAGACCACGTATCTCGACCGCGAGATGAGCGACAAACCGGAGTACATCATTCGTCTGGGCGAACCCATCGAGGAAGTGGACTACGAGACAGGGCGAGCAATTCGAGCCTACAATTTGGCTGACGCTGTCGAGCTCGCGATTATGCTCGCGCGTTATGGTCATAAAGTGGCGATTGACGGGATGCGTCCCCTCGTCTACGCTTCTGATGGTGCCGCTCTGAAAGGTGGTATCTCCAGTGCTTTATTTGATTCCTTGACATCGTTGAACAACCTTTGCGCAGATTCAGGCGTGACTATCATTATCACGCTGAACCCGATGCTGGACGAAGACACTCAAATCTTGTCACTGTACAAGAAGGTGTCCGCATCCACTGCAGGGGCTGTCTTGATCCAGAATCAAGCTGTGACCGAGTCCCAGCTTCGGATCACTCGTGCTCCATTCCGTGTCAATGGAACGCTTGCAGGTCAGTTCTCGAATGGCGGGGAAGACCGCTCCTCGAAGGGACGGAAACGCGTCACCGGGGCAGCCGATCTTGGTGACCCCTCTCAGTCCTCGGATGACCCGTACTATAAGGTAGGCCTTGGTCTTCCGGGATATCCGGATGACGATGACTCATCATCTCAGCCCCGCACCCTTAACATCAACCTTTAAAGGAAATTACTCCCATGGCACAATCATCAAAACCCAAAGTCGTTAACATCACTGAGAATAAGTACTTCTTGAAGTCGCTCGACAAGAGCATGCCTCAGTTCTCCCAACAACGGGCATTATCTATCAAGGATCCGCTGATCGCAACTGCTGAGACGCTCCCTCTCGTCTTCACCTCGACCTACTCTGCATCCTTGACCGCGGATCACCTGTTCCGTTTAGGCGTGGGTGAGATGGATCCTGAAGCCCAGGTCCGGTTGTTGCTTCAGGTCGCTCGGGATACGGACGTTCCATTTGAGTCGCTGGCCACCGAGTACCGGCATGCAATCTCTTCCTTCGCTCTTAACGTCGAAGCCATCCGTAAGGTGGTTGTCGCCGTCATCGGAAGCTCTGATCGTGCCTTGCGTCCGAATAACATTCCGGGTGTCACGCCCTCGTATCTGTTCACGAAGATCTCGGCAATCCTTCCCGAAACTAACGTGATCATCCGTCGGCTGGTAACCGAATTCTTCTGCGATAAGTTCCGACCGCTCGGATGGATCTATCAAGACTCACCCATCGTCTATCGGGTGCAAAAGACGAACACGTTCCCGCGCAAGCAGGATCTCGTGGATATCGTTGATGCTTACGATCTGGTGCGCATGATGCGGGCTCTCGGTGATGTGAAGATCTCGCTCGTCGGTCGCATGTTGGATGAAAGCCGTTCAGTTCAGCCATCTTTCATCGTCAACCAGGTTCAGCAATCGTTGGTCATCGGGCACGAATTGTCTCGAGCCAGTTTCGATGCAGATGGGATTGTCTCTGCCGTTCTCGACGTCGTGACCCGCGCGAACGAGACCAACCTCCCGGAGGAGCTTAAACTTCCCGAGCGTATCCTTCGTCATCCCCTGGTCGCGGAGCTCAAATCGAACCTCGCAATGTTCCTGGCGGGTCAGATGGAACGCAAGCGTCAAGGCGCACGGAATACTACGACGTATACGCCTGAAGAAGTCGTCAACGTTGTCTTGCCTACGTTCATTTCCGCCTTCGGAGCTGTGAGTCCTTTCAAAAAACGGGTTCTCTCCGATTCCATCGCGCACATTGGGAAGATCACCGCGGCGAATTACGACAAGAAACCTCTCGTTATCGCGATCTACGAGTCGTGGAACGTAGCATCCAAACCTCAGGCGTTCACTCCGATTCGCCAGCTAATGGATGAGCCACAGCGTTACCTGTTCCCACAAGCGCGGGTTACCGAGGCTCTCAACTCCGCTCTTAAGCCGATCTTCTCTGTCGTCAACATGGAACGGATTACCCGAGCCAAGCTGGACACCCTGGAGCTGGTGAAGCACGAGAAGGCTCCTGACATTGGAAATGGCCCGGAGTTTCTGTTCGGATTGCCCTCCGTAGAGATGCAGGCACTCGCGAAGACCAGCTTCCACGCAGAGCATCACCCTTCTCCTCCTGAAATCACTGGCGATATGTCTGTGCGCGACCGCATGGCGTATGACAGCTATGCCACCGCGATGCACCTGGCAGTGACGAAGGCCGCTGGAACCATGGCAACATCTAACGTCGAGAAGAGCTATCTTCCCTTCCTGATGTTCAACATCCGCACCGATTTGCGAGTTCCCTTGGGCTCTTCTCAGATCATCATGGGTGATGTGATCACCGCGGAGCCGATCGAGGTCATGGCGTATGCTCCTGATTTCGTGCATTCTGAGACCTTGGAAGCACACCTTCCAGACATCGACCAGTTCCCGGATGCGCTCCATGCGTGGAAGTGGCGTGAAGCATCAGCGCAGATCAAAGACGACGTGATCTACACTGTCGATCTGCGGGGCAGCACCTACAAACCGACAGTTGCCGATTACGAGGTTCTGGGGCTCGGCGCGCGGAAGGAGGATGTTTACTTCATCGTCCCTGCGATCACTCGAGCGATCGCACACCTCTGGGCCTCGTGGGCCATGGTTGAGGATGCCTTCCTCAAACAGGAGTCCGTGGCGGCCAAGGGTGATTCCTTGAAAGCAGCCGCACTCGAAGCGCGTCGCGTTCACTCGTCGCTCGCTCTCGTGCGTGATCTCGTTACTCTCTCTGCTCAAGGCCCTGGCAAGACGTACGTTGAGTTCATTACCCAACGCCTCGCAGGCGAGATGGATAAAGCCGGGAAGATCGATGCCTATGCTGACCTGGAAGTCGGCATCCAGCGCACACGTCTTCGTGCGTGGGCGGGATTGCAAACGTTCCGTCTCACGTCATTGCTGGACTTCGAAACCGTATCGAATATCGCGACTCTGATCCGCGATAACGATGCATTGTCTCTGATGGTCGGTATCGTAGAGGCATAACCCTCAAATAGTTAGTAAGGAAACTTGAATCCTTACATGTGGTGAGAGAACTAAATCTCTCAGCGTCAAAGACGCGGCCTTCGGG